GACAACTTATCAGCAAAACAAAATATTACTCAACTGGATAACTGCTACTGAAACGAACAACCTTGGATTCGAAATTGAGAGAAGGCAAAATAATTCGGAATGATAAAAAACATGGGTGATTTAAGAAAACTTAATCTTGCTGAGTTAGCTTATAGCATTTTCAACTCAATTGCGATTGATCCAGAATATGCCATTATGTGTGCTTGGCATTTGTTTCACAAAGAAAAAATTTCTGATAAAAATTATTCGAAAATTGCTAACAAAGCTTGGTCGGGCAAATTAAATAAATTTGGAAAAATTCCTGAAAAATATTGTTATGATTTATTTTACTGTTATAATCAATCCAGACATTTTAATAATCAAATGAGCTTAATAAAAAAATGAACATGGATAAAATAGTTTTTATAAATTATAAAAAGCGTAGTTCAGGTCATGGATTTAATGCAATGCAATTGAGCAATGATTTATTTGCATTATTTAATTCAACTCACAATGTCAATATAAATGATTATTTTGGAAGATTGGCATTTATACAATTTTGTAAAGATGATGCACCACATTATATTGAAAAATTTGTGCAATCTTTAAAAGAAGTAAAGCACGTAGAATTTAAAGTGCAAAAATATCTATACGGTCAAACATTACAAAACAGATTTATTTTGACTTATGATGATGGTGCAACTGGAGATTTTATCTTTAACATAAACTGGTTTATTAAGCCAGTAGCAGGAAATTAATTTGGGTAGGTACCAAAATGGACAAATGGGAAGGTCTGCAAAACCTTGTTGTATGGGTTCGAGCCCCATCCTACCCTCGGGCGGTTAACTGGGTTGCTATTTTAAGCATATAAAACGGACTGCTGTTAAATGTCAATAAATTTATTAAGATCTTAAAAAAAGAAATTGCAAGTGTAACTCAATCGGCAGAGTAACTGCCTCTTAAGCAGTAAGTTGTGGGTTCGATTCCCTCCACTTGCACTATAGAACGACTATTTGAAACCAAACTTGAGAAATAAAATATATATTTATATATGCTATATTTATAAATTTAAAATAGGAGATTTTATGATACCTACAGATTTGAAACATATCAATGAAGACGGTCAAATTCTTGAGGGAGATGTGTTAAAATTTAACAATTCTGACAAAGTATTTTTTGTTGTTGAGAAAGTCATTATGGTTCCAAATATAACTGAAGATGACACAATAATAAATGAAGAATATGTTGCAAGAAAATTAGACGGCAATGTATTAGAACAATTGTCTTATAATTCAAACAATGAAACAAAAAGATTTTCATTTCCAAGTGGTAATGCACCTATGAAAATCGATCATGCTTTTGTTGTTGGAAAAATGTTCAAAAATTTCATATAAATTCTATATTTTACTTTTATACAAAAATTTTGTATATTAGTAATATGAAATTCAAACAATTTGATGAAATACCTAAAAAGGGTTCTAAATTTGAGTTCAATTTCAAGGATGTTCAAAAACAGAACCCTCGACTTTCTGGAAAAACACCATTTTATTTATACACTACAAATATGATTGAGTGGGCTAAAAAGAAAGGAATAACAGAGCAATGATGGAAGATTTAAGAGACCTTTTAAGGCAATCAAATGAGTTCAATGGCATTGAGCCACAAAAAGTCAAATTAGTTCTTCCATTATTCAGATTGAAGTTTTTTAATACTGATAAAGAGCAAGGTGGACTTGATACAACTCGCCCTCAATCAGCAATTGAATTTTATTTTAATCAAATTGATGAAGGTTTTGTAACAATACAAAAAATGCCGGTGTAGCCCAGCGGAAGAGGCAATACGCTTAAGACGTATAAAGGGTGGGTTCGAATCCCTCCACCGGTACAAAAATAAGGGTTATTATGAAAAAAAATAAAACAATCATAGTTCTTAAAGAAAAACATTCTGACAGATATATTGATGCAGGAGAAGGTTTAGATGATCGTGAAAATCTAGAAAAAATTTCAGCAAAAATAATTAAAGAAAGAATTAGAGAAAAATTTTGGTATACTCCTGAAGATGTTAAAGAGGCAAAAGAAGCTATTAAAAATAAAAATGCTTTGGGATGGTTAAGAAAAAGAAGTGGTTATGAATATGAAGGTTTTGAATTACAAACATTGGAGATTTTATGAAAAAAATAATTCTTAAAAATTATAAGGTTGAAGAAACAAAATATGATGTGCTTGGTTATCACGTAATTGACGGTTATGACGTTGATAAAGATGAGCTTGCTTTAATAAAAACTAATGTCCCAAAAGATTTTACTTGGGCAGGTGAATCTGTTCCAATGAAAATTGAAGATCTTAAAAAAGTTATTGAAATGTTTGAAAGAAATGGTGCCAAATATATTGAAATGATGTATCATGTAGACCACAATGGATATTATTTTTATGGATTAGATTTTGAAATTGTAAGTTCTAAAGACAAAAGATTCAAAACAATTTTAGATTATAAAGACAAACAAGAAAAACTTTTGATAAAACAAAAAATAAAAGAACTTGAAGAGACAAAAAAATCTTTACAGAAAAGATTAAAAAAATAATTGCAGCATTCGCCTAATTGGTATGGCACCATCCTTCCAAGCTGGAATAGTACCGGTTCGAACCCGGTATGCTGCACGCGGTTAACTTTTCAAATTTCTCTATATTTATAAAAAAGGGAAGATTGAGATGTTAAACAATTATAAAAGCAATAGAAAATATCATTTTATTTATAAAACAACAAATTTAATAAATGGAAGATACTATTTTGGAATGCATTCAACAGATAAGTTGGACGATGGGTATTTGGGAAGTGGAGACAATTTATGGAAATCAATTCGTAAATATGGCAAAGAAAATTTCAAAAGAGAAATTGTTGAATTTTGCAAAAATAGAGAAGAGTTGGTTGAAAAGGAAAAAGAGATTGTTAATTTAAATGAATTGTCTAAAAATGATTGCATGAATTTAGTTGTTGGAGGGGGTATAAGTTGGTCATTGTCAGCAACTTATAAAGGTCATGCTAGATTTCGAGAAAAATTGAAAAATGATAAAGAATTTAGAAAATATTTTTCTGAAATGAGTTCTAAAACAATGAAAAAAACTCATTCTGAAGGAAAGTTAAGACATGATACTTTTACTGGGAAACACCATACTGATGAAACTAAAAGAAAAATTGGATTAAAAAATTCTAAACTTCAGAAAGGTAAAAAAAATTCTCAGTTTGGAACCATTTGGATTACAAATGGAATTGAAAATAAAAAAATATTAAAAACTAATATAATTCCTGAAAATTGGTTTTTAGGAAGAAAGATGTGTATGTCTTCTTACACTTATGTTAAAAAATGAGAGAAGAATATAAAAGAAAAGTAGAAATTTCAGGAAAGAAATTCAAAGAATTTTTCACAAAACACGGCTATAATTTAATAGGCTTTTGTGAATTTTGTTTTGAAAATACTTTCATATTTGAAACAGCAGAAGAAGCTGCTAAAGCTCATCAAGAATTTGAAAAAAAGAACAATACACTTGTTGGCTGGTGGTATGGCAAAGAAGATTTTCAAAGATCATTAGATCATTTTCAGCAAAATTATTGGGAAATACCTGTAATATGGTTCAATGAGAAACCTCAGGTTGATATGAAGTAAATTTACTGCCAGCTGAGCTCGGTTGGTTTTACGAGCAATCGTCTGATACGCGAAAGGTCGTAGGTTCGAATCCTACAGCTGGTACTATGGAAAAAATATTAACATCAGAACAAATAAGAGAGTCTTGGGATTTAGCATCCCAAGCTGATATAGTTTTCAAAATTAGAAAAGCAAGATTTTTTAAAATTAAAAGATTTTTGTCTAAATTTTTAAGATTTTTTCATATGACTATGTATATATGCGAAATTGATATTACTCCTAAAAATAGAAATGGTAGACCGATATGTATGAAATAATTTTTATATTAATATCTGGTGTGTTTGTAATGCTTGCAGCAATTATGAATGCAACAATGGATGTGACTGACCACAAATTTGCACAGACAATTTTTGTTGATATGTTCAAGAAAGGATTTTTTAATATTCCTTGGAATCTGTGGACAGGCCAAGATAAAATGTGGCTTAACAAGTATAATAATAGAGATATCAATCAAGGTCTAAGAGAAGATAAGATTTTATTTATCACAGCAAATTTTGTTCAACTTTATGATATTTGGCACTTTACAAAAATGTGGATGATAGTATTTTTTATTTTAGGTTTATTATTTAATATATTTTGGATAGCACTTGGTTTTGATATTACAAGCTGGATTAGTTGGACAATGTTGGTTGGGTCTTTTATTTATTATGGACTTTGTTGGAATGTAACTTTCAATTTATTTTATGATAAAATATTATTAAGAAAAGAGTTTAGAAAATGACAGGGCTTTGGTATCTTTTATTTAGTATTGACTTAACAGTGACAATTTTAGGCATTATCAATATCATCCAGTGGGATTTGAAAGATGCTGGAGTTTGTGCAATATTAGCAATTATTCTTTCAATAATTTTAAAAGGTTATGATGGATATTTGAATACAGGAGTTTGGTTTGGATGAATTAATACACATAACAGGAACTGAATTTAAAAAACTTCATGATCAAGGAAATGTTGTTTGTGTTTTGGCAAATGCATTAGTGAAAGAAAGTGTTTTTACAGTTGACGACTTAAGTTATGCTAAAGATCATATTAGAGCTAAATTTATTGAAGAAGCAATTAGATTAATTAAGAATTTAAATGAACATAATTTGTGGTTAGTTCACACTAACAAATTAAAACAAAATGGGATTACTCCGGTAAATGAATAAGAAATGTTTAAACAGTGCCTCATACAGTTTAGCAACGGTAGCTTTATGCATACATGGTTGCATGTTGATCTTGCAAAAGAAGGCCATGAGGTGCGTATAAATGATAAAAATTTACGGATAGATTCTAAAGCAAAAATATTGAAAGTTTATAATAAAGTTATTCTGAATGAAAACGGAATAAGAGTTAATGAAAAATCTAAATTTCCTAGTTTAAAAAAATGAAAATGAGTAAAAAAGCTAAAAAAATATTAGCCTTTATTTCACTACCAATAACAATATTTATTGCATATCAAGCACTACATAGTTTAGCTGAAGATCTTGCTTCAATCGATTTTGATGATTTATATTCAACCGAAGATGATGACGGTTGGTGTTGAGTTCAACGTAGCCTAAAAAGTTCAAATTTTCTATATTTATTTATATGGAAAATTTGAAATGTGAATATTGTGAAAATGAATATGATGGATCTTATGGCACTGGTAGATTTTGCAATTCAAAATGTGCAAGAGGTTATGCCACTAAATTTAAGAGAAAAGAAATCAATGAAAAAGTTTCTCAGAAATTATTAAACAAAACTTATTTAGAACGTATTATAAAAAGTTGTATAGTTTGTAATTCATCATTTGAGTCAATTAAAAAATATAATATAAAGACTTGTGGCAGACAACAATGCAAAAATCAATCAAGGAGTATAACACAAAAAAACATTAGTAAAAATGTTGGTGATAAAAATCCAATGTATGGAAAATCGCCCAGTCATACAAAAAGATATGAGTTTTTTAGTAAAAAAAATAATTGTAAAATAATTTGTAAAAGTACATATGAATTGAGAGCATTAAATTTATTAGAAAATGACAAAGAAATCATTAAATATGAATATGAACCATTTCATATACCCTATGATAAAAAACATTCAACAATACCAGATTTTTTAATAACATATAAGAATAGTATAAAACTAATAGAAGTTAAGCCAACAAGTCATTTAAAATTATGGAATAATGATATTAAAATCAATGCCATGAAACAATATTGTAAAAAACATAATTTTTTATTTGATATTTGGACAGAAAAAGAATTGCAGCTGTAGTATAATGGTTTAAGTATGTCTGATTGCCAGTCAGGAGATATGAGTTCGATTCTCATTAGCTGCACAAAATAATAGGGTTATATATGAAAAAAATAAAAAAAATTTCATTCACAACTGGTGGAAAAATTTGTGAGGCAGAAGTTGGAAAAGAAATAAGTCATCTCTTGATGGAGGAATAGTTCAACAAATTATAAAATCACCAACTTCATCTCATTGTTATTTGATTAACAACTTATAGAACTGAAGCTTGTCCTATTTAGTGGGTGAACATGAGTCAATTATAGAGTATTTTTAGAATGAATGAATTTGAAAAACAGCAAATTAAAGAGTTTGCTAAAAAAGTAAATGATAAAATTGAAGAACTTAAAAATCTAACTTCTGATTGTTGGATTTGTAAGCAGAAAACGAATTCTTGGATTTGTATTATGCCCGAATATGAAGAAGACGGTTTGGGTTTTGGTTCTCAAGAAGGAAAAACAAGAGTTGTTTTTGCACCTGTTTGCAAAGAGCATGATTTAGAATCAACAAATATAAAAGCAAAATTAATTGAAGTTATGAAAATAAAAGCTATGAAGCTTAAAAATTAATATAATTTTTATTTGTCAGAAATTTTACCTATATTTATAATATCAATTAAGTTTTTTATTTAAAAATTAAGTTTTTTATTTAAACTATTAACAATTGCCCTTTGGGCAGAAAGGAGACATCATGGTTGATCGAACGTAAACTAACAGGAGAAAACCATGAAAAAGTCGCCTCTCGAGGCGCTTTTACCAAAACGCAAAAACCGTAAAGAAGGAAAAAAATCTCGTAAGCACGGTAGAATGAAGAAAAAACCTGCTTATAAAAGATACCTTGCAGAAAATAGAAGAGCAAAAAACAAAGCTCGTAGAATTGCAAGATATATGAAAAAATTTCCTAACTGGAAACCGGTTAATCTCTCAGTTGAGATGCAAACTTTGGTAAATCGCTATATCAGATAAATTTTAGAGTCAGAGTTTCCATACAACTAAGAAACTTCAAACTTCGGATCCGTTACTCTGGCTCTAAATATGGGGTCATGGCGCAATTGGCAGACGCAAAGAGCTCAAACCTCTTACAACTATAGGTTCGAATCCTATTGGCCCTACAACTTCAAAATAAATGTTATTAACAAGGAGAATAAAATGGAAAACACACCTGTAAATGAACAAGAATTGCAAGACAAAGTAATGTTGACTGCAAATGGTCATGATTATGTTTATGATTATGATCAGTTGGGCGTAACATTCGATTCAAGTGGAAGAGAAATCTTACAAGCTGTTGACGGTATCATAAGAGAAATAAACATGACACTTGTCGATGATGATGATCCTGAGAGATACTCATTCAGAGTTGTAAAATCTACCAACAATCATGTAATTCATATTTACCCAAAAGATGGCGCAGGAAATTGAATTGAAAATAAAACTCAACATATTGCCCGATGTGCCCAACGCAAATGGGCACATTTATTCTAAAGAACTTATTAAAAAAGCAATAGATGAATATAAACAACTTCCTCACAAAATTGGTTCATTAGAATATACAGGTGCAACATTGCAATTAGACAAGGCTGCTTTTGAAATTGAAGAGATTTCAGAAGAGAATGATTTGTATATTGCAACAATCAGAGTTCTTGACACTCCCGAAGGTAAAAAATTAAAAGAAATGATTGAAATCTCTTCTGAAAATGATTTTAGATTATGCCACATGGCATGGGGCGACATTGATGATGCAGGAAAGATTGAAGAAGGATTTGTAATTTCATACTATTCGATTTTTCCAAAAAGTAAATGTGCTTAACTAACAAAAATAAAGGAAAATAAAATGAAATGGTTATTGTCTTTGGCAATGATATTTTTAATATCGCTGCCAATCTTGTCTCAAGGCGATTGTGATCCAACAATCAATGGTCAATTTGTTAATCAACAACTTGATTTACAAAACATGACTTATTATGTAAAAGCTCAAATAAATATTACTAATAACGATGGTCAATCATTAGAATTAAATCAGTCTAAGGTTAGATTTACATTTAATATTGATGGACTTGAATTTGTTAGCGGTAATGTTTTGACTTTTATTAACAATTATGAAAATCAAGTTTACTTATCATCTGATGGTCAAAAAATTTGGGTTGAATCTGAACTTGAAGAAGGTGAAATTGGAGTCAATGTTGGAGAAGATTATGTTGATTTTGTTGAATTTAACTTTAATATTTTAGATATTTCAGCATTTTCAAATATTTGTTTGTTTTCTTCTCATATTTTTAGAGCAACAGGTGTAAGTGGAAATCTTGATGTTGGAATGTGGCTGTGCGATGAATATCCGTTACCAGTCGAATTTACTTCTTTTACAGGGATTGTTGTTGATAATAAAGTTGAATTGAATTGGGGAACAGCAACTGAGTTAAACAACTATGGATTTGAAGTTTTAAGAAATGGTTCTCAAATTGGATTTGTTCCTGGGTATGGCAATTCTAATTCTCCAAAAACATATTCATTTGCAGATGAACCAACATCAAGTGATGTTTATACATATCAGTTAAAACAAATTGACAACAATGGATCAATAAATTTGTCAAATGAAATTTCTGTAAATGTTGTCTTAAATAAATTTGAATTAAATCAAAACTACCCTAACCCATTTAATCCTTCAACTCATATTGGATTTTATTTGAATAAAACTGAAAATGTTCAATTAATTGTTTATGATTATATTGGCAGGCAAGTTGCAATTTTAATTGAAAGTGAGTGCCCTGAAGGTTATAATGAAGTTATATTTGATGCAAGCAATTTGGCAAGCGGTGTCTATATTTACAGCTTAAAAACTGAAAATCAAATGTTAACTAAACATATGACATTATTGAAATAAGATTTGCCTATTTACTTTTATTGCGATTTTGAGTATATTAGCATTATTAAAAAATTAAAATATAATTAGTGAGGAAACAATGTTCTCTTTATTGTCGGCGTCCACAACCCGGTTTAGTATTAATAAATGCACCCGCTGTCTGGGCTGCTGGCGATAGTGGACAAGGAGTACTTGAAAATTAAGTAAATAAACACAAAAAAAAGGAATACCCAAATGACAAGAACAACTGAATTGGTTGAAAAAACACCAGAAGAAAGACTAAAAGTCTACAATATGATTTTGAGTTCTTGCACTCACTTGTATTCAAAAAATCAACTACAAGAAGCAAAATTCAAAGAGGCTGCAGAATTATTCACAAAATTAGCAAAAGAAGATCCAATGTTTATGGTTCATTTCACAGCTTGGGCTTCTAAAAGAGATTCAAAGGATTTGCAAATTCTTTCTATTTTCTTTAATGCATTGAATGATGCTGATGGCGGTCCATTTTTCAAGGGATCAAATAAAAATAAACCAAATTTCAGAAGCACAAGTGCAGCTTTACTTCAAAATTTAAGTCCTCATTTAGCTTTGAGATTGCTTGAATTGACAAGATTTAAATTTGGTGTAAAAGGTTATTTGAGTGACGGTGCACACTACCCAAGCTTTTTAAAGAATGCATTTAGAAAATATATTCTTTACAGAGAAAACAATCCTGATATGGTAAGGGGCGCAAAAAGAGCTGGATTGGGGCCTAAACTTATAAAGATGTATAAGATGTTACACATGGCGCCAACACCTGAGACAGCTGGAATTTTGGGATGGAAACAAAAAGACAAAGACATTATTGTTGAAAAAATAGATTTTGACAAAATGAAGCCAGCTGAAATTGCAAAATATATTGAAGACAATAAATTGAGTCCTCTTGTCGCATTGTCAGCATTACCAGAAGGTGCAATGAATGCAAAAATTGCTAAAGCATTGTTGAAAAATTGCACAGGCAACCAAGCTATTATTCTTCAAAATATGTTCAGACGAAAAGGATTTTTGGAAATAGCTGAAATTAAAGAATTGTTTGATGCAAAAGTAACGACTGCAAAAACTGCTGTTGACAGAATAGATACATTGTCAAAAGATTTAACTGATACTGAAAAGAAAGAAATGACAAAGGTGAGATCAAAAGTAAGAAAAGAAATTGTAGGAAAGATTGGCAAGGTATTTATGCATATTGATAAATCAGGTTCTATGAGTGGAGCAATTGAATTTGCTAAAGACAAAGGTGCGATATTTGCTGAATGTGTGAGCGAACCTGAAGTTAACTTTGCATGGGGCGTTTTTGGAACCAAAGGTAAAACATTAAACAATCCTCAAGGTTTCACTAAAGAAGATTTTCATGCAGCATTGTATGGAATAACTGCAAATGATGGTTCAACAGATTGTTTGGGTTGTTATAAAGCTGCAAGAAATTTTGGTGCTGACATTGATGTTTATGTTACTGATCAAGGACATAACGTTGGTGATTTAACATCAAGATTGAGAAAACTAATTGATGAGGTTGGAAAACCAAGTGCAGCAATCATAATTGATTTCAGCAATGGAAGAGACAATTCATTAAAAAGAGGATTAGAAAGTGTCGACATTCCTGTTTCAGTTATTAAACCAAATGCATTGAGTGAAAGTGCTTTAGTGGCTCAAGCCGTCAAACAAGCTATCAAAGGTCAAATGGCTGTTATTGATGAAGTTATGGACACTGAATTGCCAAAATTACCTAAATGGTATTTTGACAAAACGTTGGAAGATGATTATAAGAAAAGACTGAATGGTTAAATAATTAAGGGGAGAGATAAAAAACTCCCCTTTACTTTTATTAAAATTTTTAGTATATTAGCATTATGGAAAATCAAAAATTTGAAAAAATAGACAATGGCGATCCTGACTTGGATATTATGACAATAGAAGAATGGATCAGGGCTGTTGAGACTTAGGCTGTTGCCAACGGGCAATAGAGAAATTTCTGATACGGTTACAGTGATGGCAGAATACTGTTTAATTTTTAATGATGCATACATTTTTACTGACAATCTAAGGCTATGGGAAGAGTCTGGCGGCAGCTCAGGAAGACTAAAGAATTTGTCGACCATTGTCTGCTCATACCCAATGAGATACACAATTATAAAAGATGTACAATGAAAATTAATTTTACGCTTTGCTTTTACGAATTTCCAGGCGCATTACAAGAAATTAAACAATGGGAAAATCTAAAATTTAATCAGATTATAAAGAAGTATGTTTCTAAGGACAACGTTAGATTTTATAGCATTACATTGGACAAAGAAAAATGTAATGGTTATGAAAGAGAATTTCTTTTATGTTTTCCAATTGGTGTTGAATCAGTAGGGTTAGACACAATTGATGTAGATGAAATTGGAAAGCAGTTTCAACAAGGTGTTGATTATTATAAAACAATAATATTTGGCAAAGTCAATAGCGACGACTTGCTTAAGATTCATAATGTTTGTAGAAATTTAGAAAATAAATGGACAAAACTTTAATATATGGTATTGTAAATAAGGGAAAATTCTATTCTGATAATATGGAAGTTCCTGTTAAAATTGAAGATGGAATTTATTCTATTGATGTATCTTCTGACGATTACTTAGATTCAATTAGTGTTGCTGATATTTTTGAATTTGAAAAATACATTAAAAATAAACCAAAAATGGAATTTGTGACAGGATATACTTTTGGAGCCAATCAAGTTGTTCCAATGGATTATATTAAATGGGAAAAAAATGGTTTTCCTACAATCACAAATGACAATCTTAGATTAGAAGAATGGAGCTTGGGAAAGTTTCTTCATATTCCAACAAAAAAAATATTCTTTTTTCTTGAATACGTTTTTAATTCTTTATATGAAAGGTTGCAAGAGGTTAGAAACCATTATGATAAAAACAAACCTTTGCTAGACCTTAAAGAAATAACCCCAGAAATGAAACTAGTATATGCTTTTAATTTACTGGAGAAACTTAGAATAGAAGAAGAACTAAAAAAACTTAAAGAAGCTGAGTTTAGAAAAACTGTTCTTGGAAGAGTTGAGACGATTATCAGTAATTCAGGCGGCACCTTTATGTCATTGAAAACATATAAAAATGGATATGAAATTGTTTGGAGGATGGGAAGATATAATTTAAACACTTATATGAATAAGAATTTTGGAATTATTGAAGCTGGATTTTGTTTGTCGGGTGGAGACAGAAAGCATACTCTCAATTCAATTGTTAAATTGTTGGGAGATTATATTAGAGAAGATCAGCATTTTGCTATAACGAGGACATAATGATAAAAAAAATACAAAAATACAAAAAATCAAAAACGCCAAGAATAAAATATTATTTTTTTCAACAAAATAAAAAAAATTGTGCACATATAAATTTTGTTGAAGAATATGGCGGGTGGCTAGTTAAAATACCCCCAGATCCATTTTATTGTATTTTGCCTCCTTGGGGTGGTGGGCTAATAACAGGCAGGCTTGCTGATCCCAAAAAATTAGTATTTAAAACTGTTGACAAAGCAATTAAAGATATTGTTACATACTTTGAATATTTGGAGTCACAAAAATGACAATTTTAGATAGGGAAACTTTTGCACAAAGATTAGAAGTAAGAGATTTGTTGTCTCATGCAATTCTAAGTGCAATTACAACTGCTGGTGAAAATGATAAGAAAATCATTGATGAATATCATAAAGGCGGTAATTTGAAAGTAGATTTCAAAATAAATGGTGTTGATGTAAGCTTTGTTCCATTTTTTGAAAAATTAGATAAAGAACTTGATAGACTGATTGAAGAGCAAGCAGCTAAGAAAATAATTGATGCTCATTATGATGAGATTGATTTGCTTAAAGAGACAATTATTGATACAACAAAAATTTTAAAGAAAAAAATAGCAACACTATTTCCAGAATTTAATAGTGATGAAGATGACTAATTGGATCAAAGTAGAAGAAAAACTACCTGAACAAAATCAAATTTGCTTAGTGTGGGCTGGGAGCAATATGTATATTTGTAAATATGCTAAAGTATTAACTTGGAAAGGTTTTAAGTTGAAATTTGTTAATTTATTAAGCAAAAGGTTTTGGTTAGAAAATGTAACACATTGGATGCAAATACCAGAAGGGCCTAAATTATGACAAAATTTATTAGAGAAACATCAATGACACTGTTTGATAAAACATTAGTTCATTGTTCTGTCGGTGAATTTGCACAAGTTAATTTTGATTCTGCTTATTGTTTATCAATAAGAAAGAAATACAAACCAAAACAATTAACAATGATACACGTTCATCCGGATAATTGCTTATGGATGTCGACATCGGGAGAAGTTAATGATAGAAATATGGTCAAAGGTTGGTCGTTAGCATTTGGTGTCCCAATTGTTTTTATAATAATTAGCAAAGTAAATTTAAGAATTGCAAAAACAAAAAGATATGCTTTTATAAAATATATTGTTGAATTAGAAAATAACAAACCAATAATTCATGAAGTAAAAAAGAGAGCTGATCTTGACGATGTAATAATTGGGCCATTGAAATATTTGACAAAAGCATCAACAGATTCTTGGTTCAATGACTATAACTTTAGGAAACTAAATAAGTTAGTAGGAACAAAAATAGAATTGTCAAAATTTTTATTATAAATTTTTATTTGTCAATAAACTTTAGTATATTTGTATATGGAAAATCAAACATTGCTTGATCAATTAGAAATTGAAGTTGATAAACTTAAAGAACTTCTAACAGATAGACAAGACGGTTTGTTTACTTGGTGGGAGTTTTTAGTCAAACAATTAAATACAATTGTTAAAATAGCAACAAAGCTTGGATTAAAAAATGACAGGTAAACAAGAAGAAAAATTTGGCAAGTTAGCAAAACTCATTGTTGATGAGATAGAAAAGATAGACAAAGAAACTCCAAACACTTTGGGAACTGTTGAACCTGAGTGGTGGTTGGATATGATGGAACTTAAAAGAAAAGCAATCGAATGTAAAATGAAATATTTGAAATATGAAATTTAGTTATAATCAACTAAAAATGAATAAATAAAATTAAAAATGGAATTCAAAGAATTAAGTTTAGAAGATCAAATTTTTATTTTGCAGCAAGAATTACAACAAGCAGTTTGGACTGTTCAGTTCTTACATAATTGTTTGACAGAGCCTGAACACAGTAAATACAGTTACCCAGAACAAACTGTTGAACGTGTAAAAAAATGGATTGAAATATTGCCGCCATCTTATTTGTGTCATCATTCAGTCAGACATCACAATTGTTTAAGTTGCAAAATCAATAGTGAAATTAGAAAAAGAACAAAAGAAATTGAAGACAAATTAGCATCGACATTACAATGGTTTGATGCTAAAATGACTTCTCCACAGAATAATTTAAATGTTATTGTACGTTTAAAAAATGGAGAAATAGTAGAAACTTGGCAGCAGTTTGGTGAATGGCCAGATGGTCTTGAAGTTGTTGAATGGAGATTCAAAGAATGAAATTTGAAAATGTTATAATATTTGGTTTGGGAGCTGCGGGCTCAAACACTTTATTGAATCTTATGAGAGATTTACCTGAAGTAAATTTTTTCGGTGTAGATTATGATAAAGTTGAAGAAAGAAATTTCAGAGTTGGAACTCAACCATATAACAGAAGTCATTTGGGAAAATTCAAGACTCAAGCAATGCAATTGATATGCATGAGTGCTGGTCAAAAACTTTTTATTTTCAATAAAAAAATTGAAAAATTAGAAGACTTGCTTGAAATTATAAATAAGGCATCACCCAAAACAACACCTTTGATAATAGATGCTTTTGACAAAGCTGAATATAGAAATTTGATTGGGCAATTAAAAAAGAATTTTAAAATTCCAGTTGCTCACATTGGTTTTTCTCCATTGAAAAATGGAAGCATAATTTGGGATGATGTATGGCAAGACATAGATAATGATTTAAAAAAGCCTGTTGATATATGTGCAATGCAAGGAGCAAGAAGCTTTATAATGGCATTGACATCAATAGCATCAATGTCGATTTTGGATTATTATTACAACCATGAAAAAAAGAGTTTGTATTTTGATAGTTATTTTAAATTGAGAAAACTATGACAACAGTTGAAAAACTTACAAAAGCAAAAGAAGATTTAATGGGGGCTTTGAGTGAGCATTCAAAAGCTACAGAAAGAATGAAATTAGTTGAAATAGGGCAAGAAGTTTATATTTCTGGGACACATGGTTGAGACATTGAATACTATCCCTGTATTGTAAAAGAAAAAAATGAAAAAGAATTGACATTGAATTTATAATGAACAAAGCATAAAACAATATCACAATAATGTAGATGTCAATAATGTTTATTTTGAAAGTGAATTAAATGGGTGAAAAAAGGTGAAAAAAAGTTGAAAAAACTTGAATTCTGCTAAATTTCATATATATTTATATATGAGTTTATAAAATGTTCTTTTATTTATTGAAATTAAAACATCTCACGATGTATACGTACAAGCTGAAGTCTAACTAGCAATAGTCGGACTCCATTATTCGTAGTAATGAAAACTATAGAATGCATATCGATATGGAAAAGTTAGGGGGGTAAATTCTCAATAATATGTCCATATCAAAAGTCGCAGTTGGGAGACTTAAAGCACCCACCAAGTCCCACATATGACTTGCAGTAAACTATGTAGTCGGGCGGATGACTTAAAAATCAAGCACCGTATTTATCACTTAGATGTTTTAAATCTCGGGGAGTAGCCGAATTGGAACAGGCAACAGTATATCGGAACTGTCACAACAGCAATACAGTATTTTTACTTAGATGATATTTATAAAATCATCTCTACAAACATACTTACAAGCAACTATAATGGTTCGAATCCATTCTCCCCGACAAAAAAATTGTTCTTTACATATTGAAATTTATGGGGGGGATCGCAAAGAAAGTATTTTTTGCTTAGATACTCACATATAAATTGAATACTTACAAGCAATGCAAGCTAATAACTTGACCCCCTCCACCATATTTTTATGCGGGAGAAGTTTAATATGCAAACACAGTATTTTATACTTGGATGGTATTGACTATCTCTTAATTTGATACTTACAAGCAATGGTAAAACATCTAATTGAAACTTAGAAGTATGTAGTTCAAATCTACACTCCCGCTCCATTTTATCTCATCAACCAAGTGTTGAAAGAGTAAAGAGGCCGTGGCGAAAAAGGGGCTGATGACAACACTTAAGATGTTGACAACCTACACGGTTTCAGTAATAAAAATTATGGGGATGAAGTTTAAGAAAGCAAACAGTATTTTACACTTAGATAATTCTCAATTGAAATTATCTCTACATTGAATACTTACAAGCAAAATGGTAAAACATTCGACTATCACTCGAAAATAATTGGTTCAAATCCAATCATCCCCGCAAAAAATTAAATCGCCAGAATGTAGACATCTCAATAATAGATACTTACAAGCACAAATAGCTCAGCGGATGAGCAATGATCTCTTAAATCATAGACGTAGGTTCAAATCCTACTTTGTACACCATACAGTATTTATAACTTAGATGTCTTTTTTTTAAATAACAAACTTTATGATAAATTATTTAGACGATCAAGAATTTGAAAAAAGAAATAGACTCTTAATTAAAGTTAAACAAGAGCTCTATGAACAAAACACACACAAATCATATCCATTCTTTGATTGTGTAAGCAAATTGATTTTAATTAAAAACAATCAGTCAAGTGCTTTGCAACTATTCACACACGTTGATATGAATGTTGAAATTGAATTAGTAAACAGATAAAACAACAACATTTTATGAAACATTCTCTTAAAGAAATTGTAAGTCCGCCAAATTTAGCAAAATTTTATTTTATTAGAGATGATCAAGCATTTTATACAATTGAATTGAATGATAAAACATTGTATCAGTTTCCAATAAATTTTGATGAAATGAAAAGTGCTACATTTAATTATGAGATGAAAGCAATTACTTTAATGGGGTGGGTAAGAAAAGCAATTGATAATAATATTATTGCAGTTATAAAAAAGAGAGATTAATGAAAAAAATAATATTTTTAGATGTTGATGGAGTTCTTAATTCTGAAGTTGATTATTTATTAAATAATAAAGATATTGATGAAAGAACAGATTTAGCAAAGCGCCCAATGGAATTGTTAAATGATTTAATTGCAGAGACTGGAGCAGAAGTAGTTATTTCATCTACTTGGAGACTTGGTGAAACAGTTGAGAGCATGCAAAAAATGTTTGATGAAAAGGGATTCAGAGGAAAAATCATTGGATTGACAGAAAGATTGGGAAGAGGAAACTTAAGAGGGAATGAAATTTTGCAATGGATAAAAGATAACCAAGAATATTTAGATGGAAAATATTACAGCAATTTTGATACTTATGTAATATTTGATGATGACAGCGACATGTTGTTGTGGCAAAAAGATAATTTTATTCAAATAGATAGTTATGCTGGTTTAACATATAATAAAACGTATAAGGCTAAGCACATTCTTAACAAATATGATAAGGTTTAAAATAATGAAAAAATATGTTTTGTTATATATAATTCTTTGGCAATTATTTTTAATTGTCACTTTTCTATTAAGAACTAAAACAGGCTAGTGAAGACATCGCTGGAAGAAATTCTAGAGGATAACTTCGGACATCCAAAGGAAAGTAGGAGAACTGATGTTTAAGATTAATACTAATAGAAAGTTAGTTTCTGATTGGGAATTTTCTCACAGAAATACAACTGAAGACGGATTGACAATTGAATTTGGGTTTAAATTACTCAAACATTTTCTTAGACATTTAGTTCGATAAAACTACAAACGAGGATGCAACCACGAATAAGCCGTAGATGGTATTCCTTCATCGTTATTCGAGCGGGTAGTGGGCGCCAAACGTTGGTTTGGAAGTATTTAGATAACTTAGGAGGAGACGAGCCCTCAATTGTATTGTTATCTATGCTGGCATAGCTCGATGCTGGCATACTTAGGTAAATGATGTCTTGAAATAACAGAATCCGGGGTATGAGCTAGCTTGTTTTCATTTTACTTTTATTCAGATTTTTTGTATATTAGCAGTATGAAAAAAATGAATAAAAAACCTTGTCCCGTTTGTGAATCACCAATGGTGATTGTTTTAGATAAACCAAAACTTCCAAATGAAAGATTAATTATTAAATTACATTGGAAATGTAAAAACTGCAATTGTCACGTATATAAAACAAATATTTTAGAATTAGCTGAAGAAGTTATTGAAAAGAAAATGAATGAGTGAAAATAAAAAAATAATAATGATGCCTACGTTTTGGAAATCATTTAAAGATACTTTTGATCCTTCTGTTTGGAGAAGAATAAAAGATTTTTGGTTTGATTTTAAGTGGTCTATTAAGAATCTAATAAAATTCAGAAAAATAGTTTCTGAATTTAGACCTTGGGATTATAATTATCTTTTTAGAATGTTTGCTTTTCAATTGAAACAATTGCATGATCAAATTGAATTAAGAGGAATGGAGAGCGATGAGACAAGATTACCCAAACTTGAAAAAATGAAAAGAGTATTAGAAATATTAAACAGCATAGAAAAAGATGATTATGATGAAAGATGTGGCTATGATCCAAAAGCAAGAAAAATCAGTTTCAAAAAATTGTCAGATGAAGAATTGAAAGAAATTGGTCAAGAAAATCAAGAATTGTATGAAATGACAATGGATATAAATGAGGGCTATGAAAATTATAACATTGATAAAGTATACAAAGATTCAGAAGAATTAAGAAAAAAAGAGTGGGATGAGCTTTTTGAAATATTAAAAAACAATTTAGAAGGATGGTGGGATTAAAATGAAACTCATACCAGCACATATTGATTCTGATTATAGAAAAAAATTCAACATCATTATGAATGATTTTGTTTATCTTGCTGATGATAATGGAAATAGAATTAGAGATACTCTTTATAGAACAGGTAGCCTTGGTGGGGAATTAAAAAATAAATATTTTTTGTTAATAAAACATGTTGAGTCAGTATATCCAGATTCAATCACAACTGATCAGAAGCAAAAACTTCATTTAGCCAATATTTGGTGCATACTTGATCAAAATGGAAATGAAAAAGTTTTATGTGAAGAATTTCATACACCTTGGATAGTTGATAATAGTATTGTTTATAATATTGACAATAATTTCTACAATATTGAAACGGGAGAATTTTATTGTCAGTCATATTCAAGAATGACATCAAAAGATTATGTTTTTTTAGAAAACAGATTTGATACTAATAAAGCAAAACGAGGTGTTATGAAAATCAATAAAATTGATGGCAGCTATGAAATTTTTCCAGAATAAAAAGAAATAAACTTTATATTTATTAATGTATGATGAACAAGCTAACAAATAGAGGTCTTAACAGAGCCTATGCCCAGTCAGTTAGAAAGTTTCATCATATCCTCCAACATTGTAGTTGGTTGAAATTTAAGGCTGGGCAATATGCCCCTGTAATCGGGAATGACTACGGATCATTTAGCCGTAATTGGAATTGAAAATAAGAGTTCGACTCTCTTCAGGGGTTCAGTTTTTTGAACTTTCATATATTTATAATCATAATGAAAGTTCAAGTAAAATATAAAAAATTGTCAAATGCAATGAAAAAAGCTCATAAAGAGGGACGACACCCAGGGTGGGCTCACATAAATTTAAATAAAGAAAGAAAAAGTTATCCTGAAAAATTTATTTTTGATGTATTTACAAACAACAAAATATTTGAAAAATACACAGTGGTTGAAAAATTACCAGTCAATAAATATTTTTTAGATTTTGCTATAATTGATCTTAAATTAGATATTGAAATAGATGGTGAACAACATTATAGAAATGAAGATTCAATTAAGCATGATAAAATTAGAAATGAGTTTCTTTTAACAAAAGGTTGGAAAATTTATAGAATAAATTGGAAAGAATTTAACAAAAAGAAAAAAGAAAATATTAACAAATTATTGGATTATATAGACAATATTCATAATAAAGAAAGTTTTTATTATAAAATATCTGATGTCATAATCAAACAACAACCAAAATATGGTAATAGAGAAAAATATTTTAATGCTGTCAAACAATCTAATAAATTAAAACAACAAAAATATATAAAACAAATTTTAAATTCACAAATTGATTTTTCTAAATTTGGGTGGGTAAAAAAAGTTGCAAAAATTATAAATCAAAAACCACAAAAAGTCAATAAGTGGATGAAAAGATTTTTACCAGAATTTTATGAAAAAAAATGCTTCAAAAGACAATCAACAATTAAGAAAAATAATTCGTGAAGAGATAAAAAAAATAATTTCTGAAAGAAGAAATATTTTGCAGTTGTTTAGAAGCACACCTGCTAAAATAAAGCAAAGAGCAAGAAATGATATTACGGCAAATTTGCAAACAATAAGCGATAAGGGAAAATATCAATATAAAACTGTTACAGGAACAAATGGAAATGTTCATAAACCGTATATAATTCCAATTGCTCCTAAAACAGATAAATCAGGCAAAGTTTTTACAAAAAATCCACAACCAAACTCATCTGTTTTAGTTTGGTGTGATTGTAATCATTTTCGTTTTAATTTAGAAGTTGCATTGAATAAAGAAGATGCAAGTCGAGTTATTAATAGTAATGGTGCAGAGCCAGTTGTTATGAACCCAGGAATGAAAACATTCTTATGTAAACATTTAACTGCTGCATATCAAGATTATATAAACAGAATAAAAAAATAATGTTATGAAAGATAATTCACACATACAACTTCAGGAGATAATCTAATTTCCTGAAAAACAGGAGATTAGAATGAAAAATATCTTTTGCATATTTAACATACATAAATGGGAAGTTACAAGATCAATCAGAGCTTCAAATTTAATTTTTTTAATTCAAAAAACTAAGAAAATCTTAAAAAGATCAACTTATGAACTTGAAAATGATTTTATAGTTTATGACAAGACATGCAAGAGATGCAAAAAACAAAATAATGAAATTAAAGAAACAAGAAAAATGTTAGAAGAAAAATTAACAGAAAATTTAAGGAAAAAAATATGAATAAAATAGATAAAATTTTAAAAGCAAAAACTGAAGCTGAAAAATTAGCTGAAGATATCACTGAACATTTTTCACAATTGACAAGATCAACTGAAAAATTTGTTTTCTCAGTTGAGCCCAGTGGTATAAGCTTTAATATAGTTATTTTTCATAAAGGTTATGGCAACAAATTAGTATTAAATTCAATTGAAACATTGGCTTTAAAAGAATTTGTTGACAATATTTTTAATGAAGAAAAAGAAAAACAAGAGTCTAAAGAATTTTTAAAAGAAGGAAACAAGTCAAGAAAAGATAATATTGGTGCATAAAAAACTGGTGGCATAACCTGTATGGGATTCAGGACGAGATTCATATCCTCGACAATGTCAGTTCGAATCTGACTGCCACTACAAAAAATATGCGGGGTGGACTGGAGATGGTTCCAGCTTGGTTTCATATGCCAAATGACGAAGGTTCGAGTCCTTCCCCCGCAACTGACAATAAAAATAAGAGCTGCTAAAGCGAGGCAGAAGTAACTTAATTGTTCTCTGAATCCATTCGCGTTGAGAACCTCTTAACAATGTTGCAATCTCTAAATTGGAGTTTTTATTGTCAATGTTTTTATAATGGAGAAAATATGTGGAACAAAATTGGTTAAAAGATTTGTTATTATTAATGCCTTTTTGGGCATTGGGTTTTGCAGTATTTGTTATGTGCACACTTGTTGATGCTTTTTATGTTTTATGGATCAGAAGATCAGTTGAAGGAAGACCAATTGTTGCAGCAAATTATTCTGCTTTACTTTCACTATTTGGGTTGTTATCAACATACAGCATAATTGAAGTAAATACTATATTCTTTCCAGTTGCAGTTTTTGGTTATTGGATGGGAACTTACATAACAATTAAATTAGAAATAAAAGAGAAATGAAAAACTTTGTTTGGACAAAAATAGATGGAACACAAATCAATGATTTGGCTTCTTATATAAGAAACTATATGGAATCTTATAAATGGGACTATGAAATCTATATTGGAACAGACTCACAAAGAATAAGAAGAAAAGGGACTGTATTGTTCTCTTCGGTTATTTGTATCTACAGAAAGGGTATGGGTGCTCACGTAATTTATTCAAAACATAGAAGAGCAAATATAAAAGATAAATTTGAAAGATTGAGAGAAGAAGTAAAATATTCTATTGAAATAGCAAAATATTTGAATGAAAATGATGTATTAATTCGTCCAGATGTTTTAACTGTTCATCTTGATGTATCACCTCAATCAAAGAATGATTCAAATAAAATTTATCAAGAAGTAATTGCAAAAGTTTTATGGGAAGGATATCAATGTGAAGCAAAACCAAACGCACCGGGCGCTACATACGCTGCAGACTGGGTTGTGAAAAATAAACAAATTCCATTTCATGAGTTAGATGAAATAAATAATAACTAGTTATAACAAAGAACAGGGGCATTGTGTAAATGTTCTATATTTATTCTAAAAGGATAAATCATGGAATATGAAAGACAATGCCCTGATTGTTTTAAAACAATCAAATATAAAGATCAGCATAGCTTTAAAAGAGCTGAAAAGCACAATAGAAAATGCCATTTATGTTCTCACAAAAATCCATGGAACAAGGGAAAAACTAAAGAGTCTGATAAAAGAGTTGAAAAATATTCTAAAACACTTAGTCAAACTTTAAAGGGTTCGATCCCTTGGAATAAAAATAAAAAACTTCACTACAATGTCTGGAATAAAGGAAAAACTAAAGAAATTGATCCAAGAATTAAAGGTTGGCTAAAAGGAAAAAAATTACCAGCAAAAATGGTGAAAGCTTTAGTTGAAGGAAGAAGAAAATATTATGAAAGGCATCCTGAAGTAAAAAGCGCATCAAGAGTTCGAATTTCTAAACCACAAAGACTTTTATTTGAAGAATGCAAAAAACATTTCAATGATGTTAAACTCGAATATTATCACAAAGGATATTTCATAGACATTTTAATTGACAATAAATTGGCAATTGAAGTTGATGGTGCTCATTGGCATACTGACAAAGAATATGATAGAAAAAGAGATAAAATTATTTCCAAAACTTATAAAGTTTTAAGGTTTGATGCTGAATATGCAAGGGAGAACAGGCGAGAAATAGTTGAAAAACTCAGTTTACTTTGATCAAAATTTTTGGTATATTAGTAGCATATAAAAATATTAAATGAAAGGTGATACTATGAGAGTTCCATCAAAAGCTATTTTGTTTTTAAGTGATCTTCACATAAATTCAATTTTTGCTCCGTGTTTAGTGCAGATCACATTGTTAAAGACAAAAAAATACCATTTTTTGAATTAAACTAATGCTTGACAATATAAATCAAATATATGTTGTTGGTGATTTGCATGGTGAAATGGAGATTAGCAAATTAAATACAAAAAATTTCCCAGAACAAAAAACAATGACTGGGACTAACATAGTAATTCAAGTTGGTGATTTTGGTTTGGTGTGGAAAAATGAAGAGCAACATAAAAGATTGCATTCAATTTATGAAGCACCACAAATCATTCCTGAAAAAAGAACTGATAAAACTGAAAAACATTGGCTTAATTGGTTAGACAGAAAACCTTTTTACACTTTGTTTATTGCTGGAAATCACGAAAATTATGATAGATTAGAAAAATATCCATTGATCGATTTTCATGGTGGGAAAGCTGCACAAATTTCTAAAAAGGTTTTTTATTTAAAAAATGGTTATGTATATGATTTTGGTGGATTAAAATTTTGGATGTTTGGTGGAGCAACTTCAATTGATATATCTCATAGAAGAGAAGGAGTAAGCTGGTGGAGACAAGAGACTTCAAGCTACAAAGAAATGCAATTTGGGCTTGACAATCTTAGACAACATAATTATAAAGTTGATTATGTAATAACTCATACTCTTCCAAAAATAATTATGGAGATAGAAATTTATAAAAGTTATTTTGGAGAAAAAAATTTATATCCTTGTCCAGTATCTTCTTATTTAAGCAATGTGTTTGAAGCAATAAAAGATAATTACATTGCTTGGTTTGCGGGACACTTTCATTTTGATGAAGAGTTAGTAAAAAATATATATGTTTTGTATAACAAAATAAGATGTATAAATGCAAACAATAAAAATGATATCAGTGTGCAATAAAGCTTGTGATTTTTATGAAACACATAAAAATATTTCAGGTTGTACACATCAACAAGCAGTTATAAATTCACCAGATGATCGAATTATTGAAATGGTGAATAAAGCAACTTCTATGAGAAGATTCAATGAAGTTGATGAGATGTTCAAAAAATTTGATGGAGGCTTTCCTGCTTGGTGTCCATTGGCAAGAGAAATTCAAAAAGTAAAAACAGAGTTAACTGAAAGTCTTTGAAATAGTTGTTAAGGGTTAGTTTTTATTTTTTTTAACAATGGAGAAAATCAATGGCAAAAGATTTTGCACAATATAAATTAAATGTAATCAAAAGCCCAGTTGACAATAGAGACTGGAAATATTTTGATTTTATAAAAGCATATAATTTTCCTGAAACATTAGATTATAGAAATTTAATGTTTAATGTAAGAGATCAGGGTTCTCAAGGCAGTTGTGTAGCAATGTCAGGCGCAGCAATGAAAGATTATCAAGAAATCATTGACTCTGGACTGGCTGAGTATATGTCACCTCAATTCATTTATAATAATAGACAAGATATAAATGAAGAGGGAATGTTTATGAGAGATTTGATGAAGATCCTATCAAATTTGGGAGATTGTAGAGAATCCTTATGGCCTTATGGAAAATTGGCTAAACCTGATGAGACGGCTTATAAAGATGCAATACAGTTCAAAATAAAAGGTTATGCTCAAGTAAATTCAATTGAAGATTTAAAACAAGCACTTTATGAAAATGGCCCTTGTGTTTTTGCAGTCCCTGTTTATAATTACGGTAACAGGATGTGGAAACAAAGATCTGGTGATTATTTTCTTGGTGGTCATGCAATGACATTTGTTGGATATAATTCAGAAGGTTTTATAGTTAGAAATTCTTGGGGAAGTGATTGGAATGATGATGGTTTTACAATATTTCCTTATGAGGATTGGGGACTACAATGGGAAGTTTGGTCAACTGTAGATGCAGACTCAAATGATCCAACACCTCCTCCTCCAATTCCAAATTGGTTTGAAAAATATTGGTATTATGTTGTTGGAGGAATAATTTTGATAGCAGGAATAATTTTCTTGATATTGAAATAATATTTATAATAGGTTATTGGGCACGTAGCTCAGAGGCAGAGCATCAGTCTCTAAAACTGGTAGGTCAAGGGTTCGAATCCCTTGGTGCCCGCATGAAAGACATTAAAAAAGCATTATTAAAATTAAATTGTTCTCAGTATTTGTCAGAAACATTTAAAAAGGAAGCAGTTCCTGTTCAAATTGCAATTTGGAATGATGAAAAACAACCCACATTATTTGGAAAAATTGTTGCAGTAAGATGGGAAACTGATGAAATTGGTGTTTGGGATGATGAAAATATTTTGGGCTCAAATAAAGTAACAATTATTGATATTATGTCAACTAAACATGAAAGGGAAATAAAATGCGCTAGGATTTTTTAACAGTAGTACGACCTCCATAAACATTGTTATGCGACTTTAATTAACTAATTTTTAATTTAATTTTGGAGTATAACAATGAAAAAGACAAATCCAGTAAAAGAAGAACAAAAACAATTAGCACAAAATTTAAAGCAAGCTAAATTGGAGTTCAAAGACAAACAAAGAAATCACACTGTAACTTATAAAGATCATTGGAATTTAGCTAAATTACAAAGTGACTTTAGACACAGACACATTGCTTATTGTTTAATAAAAGGTAGAAGTTATGAACAGATCGAACAACCGAAAGAAGGTAATGAACCGGACTTCCAAACGGTTGACAGATATCAGGTTGAATTTAAAGAAAAACTGGAGACGTACTATGCAACAAAAGAAAATGTATGTAGTAGTCCGACAGGATCTTGATAAAACTTATAGAATGGTTCAGGGCTCACATGCATTGGCGCAGTATTCTTTAGATTTTCCTGAACTATTTAATAAGTGGAATAACAGAACAATTGTATTTTTGGGTGTTAAACATGAAGGTCAATTACTTAAATTGGCTAATGAATTGTTGAATAAAGAAAAATTTTCTATGTTTTATGAAGAAGACTTGAATGGTGAATGCACAGGTATTGCTTGTTTGGGTGATGAGAAAACATTTGAAAAATACAATATAGTGAAATAAAATAAGAGCAGAGGTTTCAAAAAATAAGAGGATATAATGGTGAGTTTACTCCATTTGAGATTCCGACTGCTCAATACTCTCATAGTGCAAAGGATAGCACAAAAGTTTCCTAAACTTTTAATCAGGGTTCAAGTCCCTGTGAGAGTACTATGATAATAGAAATTAATGATAAAAAATTTGAGATTGTCAGGGCAATTCCTGTTAATCTTGAAAACAAAGAATGGTTAGAAAAACACAAAATTCAACTGATAACTGACAATTCGAAAAGTTTATTTTTGATAGGAAAAGAAATAGAAGAAGCAAAAATTGTTAGTGAAAGTTTGAATCAGGAATAAAAAAATCTATATTTATTATAGATAATTTAATTCACAAAAATAGGAGAGAAATATGTTTAATTTATTAGCAGTAATTGCACAAGTATTGCCAAGTGAAGTGATAGCTTTATTGGCACCAATTGTAGTTTTTGCAGCAACACAGTTTGTAAAATGGGTACTTCCTAAGCTTGATGGTTGGATAATTGTCACAATAATCGTACCTCTTTTATCAGTAATTGCAGCATGGCTTGCACAATTGATTGTGCCTGTAGCATTTTGGCCTCAAGTTTTGTTAGGTTTGCTGGCAGTATTTGTAGCTGAATTGATAAAACAACTTGGACAATTAGTAACAAAAAAATCATAAACGCTAAATTGTAAAACGATTTAGTCCCTCAACTGTCTTGTCGGTTGAGGAATTATAAATGGCCTCATTTGAGGCCAATTTTTATAAATTTATTTAGAGGGTTGTTTTTATGGTAATTTAATTTGTTTAATTTTTTATTTTTCATATATTTATTATAAAAGAAAGAGAAAATAATGCTATATGAATGTAAAAAGTGTCAATTAAATTTTAAAAATAAATCTTTATTAGCTAATCACTATCGCTGGAAACATAAAAATCAAATAAATTTCATTTGCAATAAATGCAATAAAGAATTTTTTGATAAATGTGGTCATGGAATGCACATAAAAACTTGTAATGGTATTAAAGAAAAAATAACTAAAACTTGTCCCATTTGCAATTTTGAAATAAAAAGAAATTATGACAAGCATTTAAAAATATGTGACGGAAGAGGCCCAAAAAGAGTTAGATTTTTATCTAAAATTCAAAGAGCAAATAAAACATATGATGAAATATATGGAATAGAAAAATCAAAAATTATTAAAAATAAAATTTCAAATGCTTTAAAAAATAAAGTAACAGGAAAAGCTCTTACTATAGAAAAAGAAAAAATTAGAACTGAAAAAATAAGAAAAAAAATCAAAGAAAGATATGCTAATGGTTGGGAAGTAAAGTGTGGTCGTTGCAAGAAAATTGATTACATTAGTCTCATTGCAGGAAAAGTAAAATTAGATGGATCTTGGGAATTAAAAGTAGCACAATATTTAGATGAAAATAAAATAAATTGGAAAAGAAACAAGCAAAGATTTGACTATATAAATTTAAAAAATAAAAAATCAACTTATTGTCCTGATTTTTATTTGAAAGATGAAGATAAATTTATTGAAGTCAAAGGTTATAAAACAGATTTAGATGAGTGTAAATGGTCTCAATTTCCTGAAAAACTAGAAATTTGGGACAAAAAAAGATTAAAAGAATTAAATATTTTATAAGGTGAGTTGGCCCGCTGGAATGGGAAGCAGTTTGCTAAACTGTCCGGTGTTTAAAAGCATCTACAGGTTCGAGTCCTGTACTCACCGCACTATTGAAATTGCACAGATATAAATTGTCCGGTGTTTGAAAAAAAGCATCTGTGGGTTCGATTCCCACACCTTCCGCCACACAAATTAATGAAATTGCACACATATTTATATTAGAAATAACATCAACTAATTAATTAGAGGTTACAAATGATGAGCCAAACATATTCACAAAGAATTTTGAATATCTTAATTACTCAAGAAAGAAAAGGTAAAAATGCAATTTTTAACAGGGGAATTGCAAAACAAAGATTTCCAAAAGTAACAGACATTCATGGAACAGTTATGAGAACTGCTCGCAAAATGCAAAAAGATTCTTTGCTAAAAAGAATAGGCCCAGGCACTTTTACTTTGAGTGCTTATGGTCGTAAAATTGCTAACTAAAACGGTTACAATAAATAAAAGCAGAATGTCTTATTACAATTTAAAATAATTGTATTTATCTCCAATTCACTACAAGATATTCTGCTTTTTGATTTTATAGATTAGTAAATCTATTGGTAGCGGGGCGTAGGACAAGAACCTAATTTAAAATAAATTGCAATATATGGTTATTTCACAAACACCACTAAGAATTTCATTGGCAGGAGGAGCTACAGATTTTGAAGATTATTATCTCAAATATGGGGGTTCTGTAGTTTCTGCTGCAATCAACAAATACATTTATGTTATTGTAAAAGAAAGATTTGACAACAACATTGGTGCTCACTATTTTGAAAGTGAAATTGTTTCTAATATCGAAGATTTAAAACATGATTTAATAAGAGAATGTGCAAAAATTTCAGGACTTAGACATGGATTTGATGTTTCAATCATGACAGATATTCCAACAGCAGGTTCTGGTCTTGGCTCCAGTTCTTCATTAGCTGTTGGATTGATTTTAGCATTTCATACATATAATAACAAACCGTTATATTCAGCAGAAAAATTGGCTGAGTTAGCCTGCACAGTTGAAATAGATATTTTGAAAAAACCTATTGGAAAGCAAGATCAATATGCAGCTGCATTTGGAGGGTTTAATTATATAGATTTTGGTAAAAGTGGCAAGGTCAATGTGTTTGAAATTTTAATGAACAGACAGGATTTACAAAGGCAGTTGGATGAAAACTTATTGCTATATTTTACAAACATAACACGAAAAAATGATTCAATATTGCTTGAACAAAAAAATAATATTGAAAAAAACTTAAAAGAATTACATTTAATAAAAGAACTTGCAATACAAATGCATGTTGATTTAGAAGAATATAACATAGAGACTGTAGGCGAACTATTAAATAAAAATTGGTTGTATAAACAAAGATTGGCTGAGCATATTTCAAATGATGAAATTATGACGGCTTGGAAATTGGCAATGGGAAATGGTGCAAGTGGAGGAAAAATAACAGGTGCTGGTGGTGGTGGATTTTTACTTGTATATGCAAAGAAAGCTGTTCAAGATCAATTGAGAAAAGCAATGAAGGATTATTTTGAATTTCCATTTCGATTTGAAAGTCGGGGTTCTAGAATCATCTTAGATTTACCTACACAAAGGATTAAATGAAGTTAAATAAATTTATAGCTTGGTTTGGAACTACAAACTCATTAATTATACATACAATATTTTTTGCATTGATGTTGTTGCTTCCAGTATTATTTGGAATGGATAGCTCAATGTCTTTATTGTTTTTAACAACAATAGTTTCTTTAGAAGCAATATATTTGAATATTTTTATTCAAATGGGAGTTAATAGACATGCTGATGAGCAAGCACAAACTAAAAAAGTCTTAACAAATATAGAAGAAACTATTGATGATGTTCAAGAGACAATTGAAGATGTTCAAGAAACTATTGAAGAAGATGAAAAATGAAACAGTTAGATAAAACAACAAAAAGAAATTATTTTGAATGCATGTGTGACAGTGAAATGTTTACCGTCACTGCAGAATCTGATCCAGAATTTGAATACATAGAGATGGCAATGTGGTCAAGAGGGAAAGGAAATTCATATGCTTGGAAACAAAAATTAAGACATGTTTGGCAAATATTGAGGTATGGTGAACCATTTGCAGATCAAATAGTTTTTACAAAAGAAGAATTTGCAAGATTTAAAAAATTTGTGTCAGAAATATAAATTAAAACAAGGAGTTAAAATGAAATATCCAATAACCTATGCAAAAAGAAAAAATATTATTCCTGAAATGGGAACAAGATTAAGAGTGAAAAGAAAAATAGAACAAACTGTTAGCTTTAATCTTGCTGAAGAATTTTTGAAATGTAGAAAGCCCAGCATTGTTGGTGAATTTGCGGGTGTTGCAGGTGTTGATAATGTTTGGTTAGTTAAACAAGAAAATGGAGAAGTTGGAGCATATTCAACTAATGAGTTAAGAGATGAAAATTAAAAAACTTGACATAGTAAAATTAAATAATGTGCAAACTGATCTTGAGAAGTTCTTGGAAGAAGGCAGTGTTTGGTCAAAGCTTTATGATGACATCTATTTGTTTAATGGGACTTGGGAATTGGATTTGGACAATGTTGATATTTTGGGAAATTTAAAAGAAATTGCAGAAACATATCTAATAACTCAATTGTTGAAAGAAAATGAAAACAAACAATGAGACATTAGATATTAGTTGGGCTGAATATTGCAATAGATTTCAGGAAAATTTAAAAAGAACACATTTCAAGGATATTATAAATTTCATAGATATTCTTTGGAATGCTTTTCTTTTGAAAGAAAGAATATTCATAATTGGTAACGGGGGTTCAGCATCTCTGGCCTCTCATTTTGCTCAAGATTTAGTTAAAGCAACTATCGATTTGAATAAACCAACTGGGTGGCATTCACTTCATGCAGTGTCGTTGTGTGATAACATTTCATTCATCACTGCAATTGCAAATGATGATGGTTATGAAAAAATATTTTCTAATCAATTAAAATTATTTTACCCGAAAAAAGATGACATTTTAATTGCAATTTCAGGAAGCGGCAATTCAAAAAATATTTTAAATTGTGTTGAACTTGCTCATGAATATAATATGACAACAGTTGGAATTACTGGTTTTGATGGGGGACAATTAAATAAGCTTGCTCAAAATAAAGTTCATGTAAAAAATTTTGATATGAGACAAACTGAAAGTTCTCATTCATTAATATTACATTTCGTTGTTGAGCAATTATTGACTAGAATAGATAAATATTTATATAGTAAATAGGAGTAAAAAATGTTCTTTAAAAAAAGAAAAAAACAAGATATATCAACACCAATGATGGATAAAGATCCAATGAATGATAATTATATTTTTGATATAAAAGGCAATTATTCAAGAGGAAATTTTGTTACAAGTACGGGTTCAACAGAAAAGTCACAAAAAATAACAATTAAACCAATCAATGTTCTTGATGAATTAAAAGACAAACCCAGATTCTTAGATTTAGAAAACTTAGATGGTAAAATTGAAATGGTGAAGGATAGACTAGAATTCATTAGAAATACCTATGCTGAAAGAGAAATCAATGGTCTGATTCAATGTTTAGAAAATAGAAAAAAATATAAAGAAAATAAAGCATTTTTTTCACAATTTGAAACAACAACACTTGAAAAAATAGAAAAATTGACTGAAAAATATGAGTTAATTATGGACACAATTGACAAATACATTCCTGAACTTCCAGATGAAGCAATCAAAACAATGAAAGAATATCAAAAAAATGTTCAAAAAATTGTAGGAAAAGATAAAAAAGCAGTATTTTATATGATTGCAACTTATAGTGACTTTAGAGAAGCTGATGGCAAAAGAGACCCTATATTATTAGCACAATCTCCTTTTGGATTTTACTATGATATTTTGGGTGCTTGGGACAAAGAAATGTTATTATTGTCTGAGTTATAAATGAGTGAATTAACAGATCAAATATCTAATAAATTAATAGATTTATATCCAAATTTATCTATTAAAATTGTGCATAATCTTAAGAATAGAGCAGTTGTTTTTGTAAATGATAAAAAAGTTACTGAATTCAATCCAAATATTCTTCAAAAAGAATTGGAGTTTCTTGGAGACAGACCTGATTACTTAGATTTATTTATTGAAGCAATCAAAGAGCCGATTGAAAACTTTGTTAAAAAATTAAGAAGAGGCCCTAAATCTCGAGGATTAACACTTCAGCAAGTTAAAGAAGCAATTACAAATACTAAATCTTGCAGGCAGGCAGCAAGATATTTGTATGTTTCTGAACCCACCTTTAAAAAATATGCTAAAATGTATACTGACGAAAACGGTATAACATTGTATGACAAACATAAAAATCAATTTGGAGTTGGAATTTCAAAAGGTTCGCATTCAGCAACATTTGGAAGATATTCACTTCAAGATATTTTTGATGGAAAAGCATCTCCCCACTATCCAAGTTTTAGACTAAAAGAAAGAATGATTCAAAATGGCGTTATTGAAGAAAAATGTGCAATTTGTGGATTTGAAGAAAGAAGAATTACTGACTACAAAATTCCTTTAGTCTTAGATTATATTGATGGTGATGAAACAAACAAAAAAAGAGAAAATTTAAGATTGTTATGTTATAATTGTTATTTTCTAAATACTGGTGATTTCTTTTGGAGAAGAAGTGAAAGAAGAGAACATAAGAAGATAACAAAAGCAACGGTTTAATGCCTATTTACTTTTATTATAGAATTTAGTATATTAGCATATAACAAATTAAAAAGTTATGAAACCAAGTCCGAAGCCAGAAACACAAAATGATGAAAACTGTGCAATAATTTTATTTAATAAAAGTTCAGTATCACCATGGCAAACTAAAGAAAATACTCAAGTTATGGTGACAAACAGAAAAAAAAGTGCTACTGGCAACTATATAGATCATTTTTGCAAAGCAATTGATGTTTTGATTGGTGACAATGTATGGGAACACAACATTGTTAAAGAAATTGATATCATTGCTAATTATGTCCCAAATGTCAAAATTCATTATGAGAAATTGATTGAAGATGAAATAGAAAACCCAATTTTTAGTGCATTGAATGAAAATCAAAAAATTGATTGGAATATTTGAATGAAATCAATAGCTGTTTTAATTGCAATTTTTATCTATTATTTTTTAATAACACCAATTGAAAGGTTGTTTTATGAAGAATAGTTTTCTAAAAGCTTCAGAATATAGAACAAGAAAAGAAAAAAGAAGTTCTGTAAGATGTAATTCAATAATCAATTCAATGAATTTTAAAATTGCAAGAGGTCAAGATCAACTAGTATTAAATACTGGTGACAGAAATGTCCCTCATTTGAATGAAAGTGATATTGAATGGTTGAAAAAACAAGCAAATAAAATGGGTTGGGAGTTCACTGCACAAGAAGACAATTATCAATCAACAAGTTATTATTTAAAACCTTTGGAATAAGGAGTAGAAAATGCGTAATTTAAGAATGCAAGAAAAAATTAATTCTGGTGAGTGCATAGATTTGTCAGAATGTCAAAAGACTCCAGAAGGTTATTATATTGTTAAAAACTTTATAGATGGAATTGACTATTGTAATGCTCAAACCGAAGAATGGATTTGGTCAATAGGCATCAATAATGAAACAAACGAGATACACGCATCACATTCTGCAAATCTTTACGAAAACCCTAAATATAAATGTATATGGTTGAGGTAAATATGTCTAAAACAACTATTGTTATAAGTGCAATTTTCATTTTCATTGTGGATGTTGTAACTTTTTTCTTTCCAATAACTCCAATTTTGATGTTAATTGTAGTTTTCTTTCAACCAAAATTCTTCAAAAAAATTGTAGATACCTTATATGAAAATTAAGCACCCAGTTTACTTTTTTGCATTTTTGCTGTTTTGGTTAATTTTATTTTTATTAACTTTATATGTGGGAGCACACTAATGAAAAAAATCTTTTTATTATTTATTTTTTTAAGTGCAATGATTGTAGCACAAACTCAAGTTGGAGATACTTGGTATGCACCTTTAGGAAAAAAATTTTTAATACTTGGCTTTAGTGAATCAATGGACACTACTACAACAAAAGTTCTAGCCAATTATACTATATTTGATCCCAACTTGAATGAATTACCAATATATAATGTAGCAACAATGTATACTCTTCAACATGCTCCAATTGACACTGCAATATTGTTATTGATTAAAAACCCAGAATATAAAACTCATTATGTAATAAGAGCTCAAAATGTATATAGCAAAAAAGGCGTGTCTATAGTTGATAGCACAAATTCTTTGTGGTGGTATTTTGATGGCTATGCTCCAAATGAAGAACTAAAACCTTATTTAATTTCAAGACCAATAGGAAAATAAATGGATCTTTTACTCGATTTAAACAAAATTTGGTTAAACAAAGCCAATAATTGTCACTTTAAAAAGAAACAAATAGCTGAAATCATTGCAGGCATCGATTTTCAAAATTTTAATTTTAAACAATTGTCTTTAATCAAAAAAAGATTAGATAAGTTTTACAAAAATTACCCAAAATTGTCAAAAACATCTGATCCTTACACTGATTTGTGGTGGGTTGTTTACAAACTTTATTTTAATGGTAATGGACATTGGTGGCTTTATTCAGAAATCCCAACAACACTTCGCCAATTATGGAAGCAACTTAAAAGCATACAAAATGGACACAACTAAATCATATCAAAAAATGTGTGAAAATTGGGATTTTCAAACTGATAGAGAAACTAAAGCAGGTGATTTCTATGCTATAAGTTTTCGAAGTGGAAAATCATCAAGAAAAGTTTTTGTTACAAAAGATAATGAATTATTTGATCCAAATTATTATACTTGGCTACCAAGGCAAGATCAAATTCAAGAGATGATTAAGGGTGAGTCATGGAACAAATTAAATAGATTCTATACATTTGTTTTATCATTAAAATTGTTGGACTTGAAAATGTTCGGTGTTCATAATAGTTTAGAAAAGCTTTGGTTTGCTTTTTATATGAAAGAAAAATTTAATAAAACTTGGAATGGAAAGGAGTGGAAATAATGCTTTTGGTCGTTACATTATTTGGAGTTTTTTCAATTATTGCAATACATTTTTATGTAAGGCAACAAACAAGGAAAGCAAATGATAGAAGATAAAATTAAGGCAGTTGTTAGTCGTTATAATATGCCTGATGAGATGAAATATTTTTTAACAAATGATTTGATTGATAGTTTGCTTGTCAGTGATATAGAAAGAAAAACAATGGGAAGACTTGAATACAAATGTAGAAGATGTGGTGCAATCGAAGACGGAACACATACTCCCAACGTTCTTCAAACAATCATTTGTGTTATGAATAACTATGATTTGCCAAAAGAGTGGTTGGGAACTCCAGTGACAAAAACAAGCATTCACAATTGTAAAGATGGTGGAATTGGAGTTTCTGATTTTATTGGTGGAATTGGAGACAAAGAATGAAATTTAATTGTATTATATGTGAAGAAGAAATAACTCAATATAATTGGGTTTTAAGAATTTGTCCAAAATGTCAAAATGTCTGGAATAAAATGTATAAAATTTTTATGCCTCAAGATGAAGAATATGATGAACTAAAGAAAAGATGTGAAGCTTATGTTAAAAAAGTAATGACAGGACATTCATGTGGACAAGAGTGTGGTGGGCCTTCTGAACTCTATGCTTCATCAGATTGCAAAATGTTTTCCTGACACTAAACAACATTATAGAAATGCTTCAGATATGGTAATTGCTTGGACGAAAAATTGGATTCAAATTAATATTTTGAAGTTTTTGCTTGAAAAGGGTTTTATGAATAATATAGAAAGCATAAAGGATATATCAGAAATATTTCGAATGATGGAGAACGCCATCTATGATTTTAAGCAAAAAAATGTAAAGCAACCAACTGAAATATATATATCAATGAAAAATTATATGAATATTTAAGTTCAACAATAAGCACTCGTCCACTGACTTATATGGGATTGCCAGTTTATTCTCACTTATCTTTAGAAATGCAAGTTTTATGAATTGGGTTGAAATTCAAAAAAAATATCCAAAATGTTGGATAAAATTAACAAATTTTGTTGGAGCACAACATATTGATTCATTTAAATATTTGTCAAAACTTTGGCGTGTTGAATTGCTTGATTTTTTTGATGAAAATGAATTGAATATAGCAATTTTGCCCTTTTTTTCTAAATGGATTTGGAAAATAAGATATGAAGATATGCAATTCATTGATGGGGATAAAAAAGAAGAAACTAGACTTGATGCAGAAAAAGCTGCATTTCTTAAAGCATTTGAAATTTTAGAATGTGATTTAATAGTATAAAGGAACAAATAAAAATAACAACAACTATTGTCAAATGTGATATACTTGATTGTGGAAAAGAAAACTCTAAAGAACATAAATTGCAAGTTATATTTGAAACTGAGCAAACAGAAGGAAGAAGTTGCAAACCTTATTTGAGTAATGAGTTGGTTGATTTGTGCGATGAATGTTTTTCTAAAGTTTTAAAAGGGCAATATATATTTGCTTATGGAGCACAGGGTTATAACAAATACTATTTTAAGGATTAAAAATGGCAAAATTAAGAAGAGTATCTGACGGAGCAGGAGATGTAGGTTCTTCTGTTGAAATTTTACGCTCTGTAATAGATGAAGAAACTGGAAAAGCAACATTAGAAATCAAGATGGCAAAGAAACCAGAAATTGGTTGGGCTATTAAAGTTGGAAGTTTGAGTGGAAGAACTTATTCAGATCAAGATTGGTGGATGACAACTCCGGTGACTGAGATTTTGGAAGAAAAGGAAGAAATACGAAAAAGAATAAAAGATAGTATTATTGAATATTATTGCAAATTTAAAACAAAAAATTCTATCTATGAGTTTTGGAATGAAATTTTATAAAGGGAGAAAAAAATGTGTTTCATAATAAAGGGATTTAATCAAACAAAGCCAAAACCAAAAATAGCTAAAGAAGACATCATAGTTTATAAAACTCTTTATTATAGTCAGATGGAAAGAAAATATAAGTCGCCCTTTTATGATTTTTATTATTGTGTGGGTAAGCTTGTTAAAATAGAAAAGTTTGGTTTTTGTTCAATTTTAAATTCTTATAGCAACAAAGTTTGGATTATTGATGATGGGTTGCATGCTTATCTTTCAATTGAAAAAGCTCAAAATTTTATGTGTAGTGATGAAAAAATATTTGCATTCAAAATCCCAAAAGGGACAAAGTATTATGAAAATGATTGTGAAATTGTTTCATTAGCAATGAAAAGAATAAGTAAAAAAGCTGTCAAACTTAATTTTGAATCAATTGATCAAATTGTTTATGAATAAAGAAATAAAAGCATTAAAAACAGCAGAACAATTTAAAATCATCTTCAACTGAAAGGAAAGGTTATGTGTTTCAATTCAACTTTTGATTCAAATTTACAAAAAGAACCAATACCACTAATAGCAAAAAAAGATATTGTTTGCTATAAAAAAATGAGTGTGTTCAAAAAAGACAAGGGAGTAAGACTGCGTTCAAGTATTTTTTGTGATATTGAAAAAAATAACCATGTAACTAAAGTTTGTTATGAACTAGGAAAAAAATACCATGCAAAAGATGTCAACGGCAAGAAAGCACAATTAAAACCCAGGACTGTAGATAATTATTTCAGTGTTAGTGAAGGTTTTCATTCTTACAATAAATTAAAAAAACCGGGTGTATATAGAACAACAAACATTAAATGCACAATTCCCAAGGGGACAAAATATTTCAAAAATGAAACAGAATATGTTTCAGAAGAAATAATATTTAATTCAATTTGCAAATCAACCCCAGTTTATAGTTCAAGCTCTCTTGAACATTTGGCAATGAAAAATAGTGGCGCTCTAATAGTTAAAAGTATTAAAAATAAATTCAAATGGTCTTATCATTCAAAATTTTGGAATTATCATCCAAAATTTTGGAAATTTTGGAATCTACGATAAATGGCAAAATTAGGAGTAGCAAAAATGAATGATGAAGATAAAAAAATATTAGTAGAATGGTGCGGATTAGAGCATTTCAAATGGCACAAGAATTGCATTTAGTCGAGCTTCGTTTTTGGTTTTGCCTTTACCAACATAAGCAAGTGGTTCATCTTCTAACCAATAATCGTATTCTGCTCTCATTTCTTCTACATTATAAATCATTGCGTGACAATCTATTTCTTCCATAAATTTATCCTCAAGCATATTAAGCTGATTGCTGTTAGATTCTGGTTGCCAATAACCACTTTTTGCTTTATCCCAAAAATCTCTTTTTAATGTCATTAGATTTTTATCGTGCCATAAATTTTTTGGTAAAACCTCAAGTCCAAACCATTCTGCTAATATCTTCTTATCTTTAATATTCATTTTAATACTCCTTTGACATAGTTTATAATTGCATTTAATCTGGCTTCGTTTTTAGTTTTGCCCTCGCCTTTAGCAAATCTTTTTCTAACATAATTTTTATATGCAACACCTATTAAACCATCTTGATAGTATGTAAATAAGTGTAAGTGTTATCATAAACTATGTTAAGGGACTCAAATGAAATTTAGAATACCAGTGATGTCAATACAAGACAAATTATTCAATCTTGACAATAATCCAAAAATATTAAAACTTAAAGATTGGATTGAAAAAACAGTAGAAAAAGAGCGAAACAATTGGGGGATTCGAGGTGAAGGATATGAATGCACCCCTGATTTAGAGGCGCAATGGTATATGATATTCGAATTCAATAATCGCTGGCTGGCAGACGCGTTTGTTTCACATTTAGGAAAAATTAAAAAATAAACTCTCTCCTTGAGAGACACTTAAAAGAAAGGAATAAAATAAATGCCAATACAACATACAAAACCATTCGGAGTCTATCATTGGGATACGTTTGACAATGAAACGTTTCTAATAGATGAATTTGATACACTTGAGCAAGCTGAAAAATATGTAACAGAACATTACAAGGGAAGAATTAACAATAATGGAGCTGATCAAGTTGACATAGTTGATTCAAAAGGGAATATAGTAAAAAAATATTCAGTAGGATAAAAAAATGAAGCGGGAGAAATGGTTATTACTCTGTAAATGTAAGTTCAGTGTTACAAAACTGATACTATTGTAATACTATTCCAATATCACTATGATATCATTTTATATATTTATATATTGTTTACTCGTATTTAAAAACCGCTAGCCAATTCCAGTCTTAAATTTAGTTCTACACAAAAAAA